AATAAGATAAAAACCTATGCCAATTATGCAAGTAAGCGTGTCTGCATATTAGAGGGTTTTGTCAACGATTGGGGATATAATTATGATAACCTTGGAACATGGACAGACACAACGGAAACAACTGTATGTGGATGTGTTAGGTCGGCATTGAACTACATTATGTCACAGAACGCAAATATGACCATCTTCCTTGTCTTAGACCACTATGGCAGAAATTATAGCGGAGTAAACAACAGTAGCACCTCACCAAATGGCAACGGAGATACTCAGTATGAGTTCTATGAAGAAATAGCCAAAGTCGGAGAAAGTCTTGGCATACCAGTTATCAAGCAATATGCAACAAGTGGTATCTCCGAAAATACTCCACAATATCTGCTTGATAACATTCACATGAACGAACTTGGTGCAAAGCAGAGTGCATACAATATTTGGGAGTTTATGAAGAACTACTATCCGAATCAGATTAGTTGATTCAATAATTCTGACCCTCTTAGCCGAGGGTCTTTCCTCATGAGGAACTGACCCTCACACGCTTAGTCTATGCGTACCATGTGGGGGTCTTTTTATGCCCTTTTGCTCTTGCTTTGTTCCCACGTTTGCCGTATAATGTAGCCATGAAAGATAAGGAACTGAAAGTAAAGGTGGACGATGATTTCATCGAGAAAGTGGATTATCTCAAACGTATAAACGGACACAAGAATCGGTCTGATACTGTACGCAAGGTAGTGGAAAAGGAATATCGGAAAGAAGTACCAGCCTACGATTGGACTCCGTTTTCTTCATTCGATGAATGGGATGATTGGGAAAGTGGAATAAGGCTTGCAACCATTCAGAATAGATTTGGTCAGACATTCATGACGATTGTATTTCTGCATATTGATGTCAGCAAGCCGTGTTGGTACACGAAAGATATCCATTATGCCGAAAACTGGAAAGAAGGTGATTTCCATTTATCGCATAACTGGAAGGTAATAGCATTGATGCCGATGCCTATTCCTTTCAAGGCTATAGAGAGGAAGGAGAAGCAAGATGGCAAGTGTTCTAATTGAAGGAGTAAAGAAACCTTCTGCTACCATCAACGGAAGGGTAATGACGAAAGAGGAAATCGAGGACATCGAGTGTGCCTTAATGACCGACATCTGCCGTTCTGCCGAAAGCGAGGAAGACAATGCCCTTGGCAAGAATGGAGTTGAGGGAGTTGCCGAGTTCGTTGAAGAAATGGCAAGGAAAATCAACCTATATCGCAGTTTTGGTGGTTTGTTATGACGTTCACTATTTCATACGAAGGAGAAAGATAAATGACAGAACTTGAAGAAAGGTTATGCAATATAGCACTTCGCATATTCAACATCGGGTTGCAGAAGTCATGTCAAGAATTGAAAGACCTGTCTATCGAACTTGCTGATATTGCAGGTTCGTTGCAGAAATGGCATACTGGCACACCTTCCGAAGAAGGATGGTATCTGCTTAAATGCTCATACTTGGAATGCCCTGATTATATCTATGAAACAAAGTATTTTCAGTTTGAATCAGAGTTATCAGAGAACGTAATAGAGTGGCAGAAAATAAATTACGAGGAGGAAGAACATGGACATACTGATTAAAGGTTTGGATATGCCTAAGTATGGAGATATTTTCCATCTTGCAATTGATAGTGATGGTAATGTTATTAAGACAGAAGGTATAGGCTTCAGAAAGTATGAAGCAATTCCTATTCCCAAACATGGAAGGCTATGTGATTTCGATGAAGCTTATACGGACATTGATTACATCTTATGTAAAAATTGCGAGAAATCTTGCAGTGTCTGCGATGTTCCTTGGATTAAGAAAGTAATTTCACAAGCACCTACTGTACTAGAGGCAACGAAATGAGTTTTGCAAGACGCATGAGGCGGAAGGGAATTGGCGTATATGACCTCTGCGAGAACTGTCCGCATAACCACTATGGTGGATGTAGCCACAGAAGGAGACTAACTCAAAGACCAAGGCGAGGCTGTTATAGGAGAACTGTTTTGGAGGCGAAATATGAGTGATGTACTGATTAAAGGAATGGAGATGCCAAAATCGTGCTACTCCGAAGTATATTCAGAAAACGGATTTTGCCCATTCCATTGTTTCGACTATCATGGTGGGAGTCATTGCACTATGTCGGCTTGCAAATGCTTGAAGACGAGAAGACCGAAGGACTGTCCACTCATTCCCGTTCCCGAACATGGGAGACTGATAGAAGCACATTTCGATTATGAGGAATTCAAAAAGCGTTATAAAGATGCTTTTGGAGATGACGTTTACTTATATAATGCTTTTTCTATTTTCAATGACATGATAGTAAATGCACCTACGGTACTGGAGAGAACAACATGACAGATAAATGGTATGACAGACCAACACATGAGTGCAGAGATTGTGCAAATCTTCTAAAACTAGACAATGAAGAATGTGCTTGTACTATTCTCTTTGCCAACAACAATGACAGAAGATGCGAGTGCTTTGTTCCGATTATCGAGGTCGAGGGGGAGAGAACAAAATGACCAACTACGAAAAAATCAAATCAATGTCCTTGGACGAGATGGCAAGGTTCTTCTGTGAGGGAGAGTTTGGTTGCGAGGGTTGTGCAGGAAACTACGACAAGGATATTTGCGCCTCTGAGCACAGAAGAATTAAGGCATGGCTCAAATCTAAATTAAAGGAGAGAACAATATGACAAGACGAGAAGAACTGTTGAAAGCACCTAAATACACGGGTGATGAAAACCTTGACGAGTGCTTCGGACTGTGGATTATACCGACACAGAAGAAGCATGAGAGCGGTTATAACTGCATGATTGTTGTGGTTGGATATATCGACAAAGGAGAACTGAAATATGTCAGATGTGAAAGCCATATTGATCATGTGTGGGGTATGGAATGGAATCCGAGGCATCGGAATTCCTCTTTCTCCATTGACTGTGACGGTGGCGTGCTTCACCTCTATCATTACGGCAAGTCATTCAAGGTTGATTGGGGTGGTACTTCTACATTTGAAATCAATCCGAATTACTGACGTTCTAATGTAAGAGAATCGGCTTTTTCTTACATTAGAATTTCGTTATTAAACGTAATCGCAATTTTATTTAATAAGAGACTGGCATATATAGGGGCGTTGTGTAGTGGCAACACAAGAGTTTTTGGTACTCTGATCGTGGGTTCGATTCCCACCGCCCCCGAAAATAGCATTGTTTTTCTTTTGCTTGTGTGCTTAAAATAAAGCAGGAGAAAAACATGGGAAAAGATAAACTCTTACATTTTGGCGTCTCTTGCGTTGCTACGCTCGTCTGTGGTTTCTGTATGTTCTTTCTCGGAAAGGCAGGGGCGATACTCTGCGGTGCATGGTTCGGCGTAGGCTTGGGACTTGGCAAGGAATACGGAGATTCCAAGGCAAGCGGTAATTATTGGGACTGGTTTGACATTCTCGCTGACGGGGTTGGAATCCTTGTCGGTGTCGGGGTGTTGGCAATATTTTTGAAATAAGGAGAACAAAATGAAAAGAGACTGGAAAAAGTGGATTAAGTGTGCAGGAATCAGAGCAATCAAGACAGTCGCACAGACGGCGGTTGCCACGATTGGGACATCGGCGGTCATGTCAGAAGTGAACTGGCTCGTGGTGGGTAGTTCCGCACTTCTCGCAGGAATCCTCTCCCTGCTGACTTCGCTTGCAGGAATCCCCGAAGAAAACGAGTAATGTTTCACGTGAAACGGAGCAAAGATGAATGAGAAGATCAAAAAGATTTTTGCTTGGATTGGTGGTGCTTGTCTCGCTCTGCTTGCCGTGTTATGCGGTAAGCGGAGACGTGACGCTAACTCAAGGCGAGTTTCAGACATTGAAGACCGCGTTGCAGATGGCAGACAAACAGTTGACGGAATCCGAGACACTAATCAGCAACTTGCAGGAACAGTTGAAGGTGTCACAAAACAAGTCGATGACATTACAAACGGAGTGTCTGAACTTGCAGACACGATGCGAGAATCTGCAAGCACAGTTGAAGACGCAAGACGAGCAACTGGAAACGCTCACGATGCAATTAGATTCAGCCTTGAAGTCCTTGAAAACGCTGAAAAAAGAAACAACGATAAATAATGTTATACTTGTTGTAGTTGCGGTGGCAGGAATCGCCCTCGGCGGTACTGTCTCTTATTTGATATTCGGGGGTAAGTGATGCCTATTTTCAAGAACGAATTGGTCAATGTCTTTGAGGTTTCGGGAGTTCCGTCCTTCAACGAATTTTACAATGTGGGAATGTACCCGTGGAAACTGGTTTACAAGGGATATGTCCCCGAATGGCATGATGCCCCCGACAAGTCCATAGCAAAACCCGATGGAAAGAGAAAGCGGTACAGAATGAATACCGCAAAAGCCGTATGCTCTGAAATGGCGAACCTTGTGTGGGCAGAGGGTTCTTCTGTATCCGTCAACCAGTCGGGTTGGAAAGAAGAGGGCAAAGACCCCCTGCAAGCCTACATCGACAGTATCCTTCGCCACAACAACTTCGACACCAAAATGCGTCAACTGATCGAGGAAAGCATGGCACTCGGCGGTGCTACCGTGAGAACCTATGTTGACGGCAAGAGAGACGAGGAAGGCAACATCGTTTCGGGAACGGAGTGCATAAAACTCGCCTTCGGAATGGCAGACAAATTCATCCCCCTTTCATGGGACAACAACCGTGTAAAAGAGGGCGTTTTCATCGAAAAGAGAGCGTCCAAGGGTTGGTACTGGACGAGACTGGAGTTCCACAAGTGGGACGGCGAGGAGTATGTGGTATCCAACGAATACTACAAGACGGACAGACCGCCAGTCGGGAATACTTCGCAGGATATCCTCGGCGTGCGTTCCCCGTTCTCCGAACTGTGGGCAGGACTTGCCGATGCCGTGCCGTTCAGAAATCTTCAACTCGGACTGTTCACATATTTCCGCACTTGCATGGCTAACAATTTAGACGATAATTCCCCGTTGGGAATCAGTCTGTACGCCAACTGTATGGACACCCTCAAAGCATTGGATATCGCCTTCGATTCTCTCGCGATGGAAATGATTCTTGGAAAGAAAAGAATCATCGTTCCTGCAAGTGCCGTCAGATCGGTAAGAGATTCCAAAGGATTCGAACACAGATACTTCGATGCCAATGATTCAGTATATGAAGCACTCTACACCGATTCGGCAGAACAGTTGAAGATTCAAGACAATACGGTTGAATTGAGAATTGACGAACACGTAAGGGCAATCAATGCCCTGCTGAATATCCTCTCAATGCAGATCGGATTGTCCGAAGGGGCATTATCCTTTGATTCGGCGAAGGGCATGAAGACCGCCACAGAGGTCATTTCGGAAAATTCCAAGACCTACCGCACAGTAAAACTGATGCAAAAGCCGATTCAGAAGTCAATCGAGGATTTAATCTCCGAGATAATCGACATTTCGTGTGCCTATGATGTCTCGTTCGCCTATGACGGCAGGGAGTACAACGTCTATGACCTTGTAAAGAACGGTTACAATGTGGTTGTTTCCTTCGATGATTCTATCATCCAAGACAGAGACGCAGAGAAGGCACAAGGGTTGAGGGATGTGCAGAACGGGTTACTGTCCAAGCGTTCCTACATGATTAAGTACATGGGCATGACGCCCGAAGATGCGGACGCAGAACTGGCAAGGGTTCAAGAGGAAGCGAAGTCGGGTGCTATGACAAGAACTCTGAACATCGACTGGGATAATGTGGGGGTCTGAACATGGAACTTACGGAGAGGGTTCACAAGTTGGAAGTCGGTCACGTAGACCACGAAACAAGGTTGAAACGGGTTGAAAAAGAGAATGAGGAACAGAAGCAGAAAGAGCAGACGTTCCACGATTTCATAATCAAGACCGAAGCAAGGGCAGAGGGCAGGGACAAGACCCTCAAAGTGTTCATGTCCATTCTAACCATTGTGTCTGTGGTGTCCCCCTTTGTGGCTATATGGGTAAATAGCGTTGTTAAGTAAGGAATTTATCGACACCGTTACATTTCCTATTACTCAACTTTACATGGCAAGCGAGAATCGTCTCCTTGCCATGATTTGCAAGCGTCTGAAATCAGCAACCAAAGGTTTTAAGGTCACGGAATGGCAAATCGAAAAACTCTCCAACATGGGCGGTCTGAATCGTGATGCGGTCACCGAGATCGCAAAAACGTCCAAGAAAGCGAATGTTTTACTTGGAAAGGTTCTATCCGAGGTCGCAAAGAAAAGTCTGTCAATTGACGGCGTTGACACCAAGGAAACGCAAGGGGTATTACAGACCATTCAAGCATTGCAGACGCAAGCCAAAAGTCATTTGAATATCGTCAACACAACCATGCTCGCAGGGGTTCAAGATCAGTATGGGAACATCGTTTCGGTATTGGATAATGAGCGGAACATTATCTTGAACGATGCGACAATGGATTTAGTGACAAGCCAAAAGACATTTACCGAAGCGGTGGGTCATGCGGTCAAGGGGTTGGCAGATGCAGGAATAAATGCGTTTGTTGACAAGGCAGGGCGTGAATGGTCACCCGAAGGGTATGTCTCAATGGATTTGCGGACTACTTCTGCACAGACCGCAAGGAAGGTTGTCGAAGCACAAGGCAGGGATTATGGGTTGGATGTTATACTCGTTTCCTCACACGCAGGAGCAAGACCGAAATGCGAACCGTATCAAGGCAGATGTTATTCCATGAGCGGACGAAGCGGAACGATCAGAGACGCCCACGGGCAGGAATGGGAGTTCGATTCAATATACAACACATCCTACGGCGAACCCGATGGACTGTTCGGAATAAACTGCGGACACACTTTTAGGTACATCGAGGAAGGGGCGTTCATCAACCGAGAGGACATGATCGAAACCGCAGAGCAAAAAAAAGAGAACGATAGGATATACAAACAATCGCAGGAGCAAAGGGCGATTGAAAGGGAAATCCGAGGTTACAAGAGGGAAGCGGAACTCTATGAGCGGTGCGGATTGGACACGCTGAAAGAGGAAGCGGATGCCAAGGTTCGGGAAGCACGGAGCGAATATCGGGAGTTCTGCAAGGAGACTGGAAGAACCGAGCGTTGGAACAGAACAAACATATATTGATTTGTGATAACGCTTTTGTTATTATGAAAACATCGGGAGTGGCACGATAGTCCACAACATTTCGCAAATGCTTAATGCGTAAAGAAAGCAACTCGCCGTGGGGCGTAAAACGAGGTAAAAATGGCTTTTACAAGGAGATTTCTGAAAGAGGTAGGACTGGAAGACGAAGCAATCGACAAGATCATGGCAGAGCATGGCAAGTCCATCGAAGGCATGATAACGAAAACCGAATCCGAGGAGTCCGTCAAGAAGGCGGTCGAAGAAGCCAAGACTGGTTGGGACGCCAATCACAAGGTAACACCCGTCAAGGAATCAGACGAGTACAAGGAACTGGACAAGAAGTACAACGAACTGGTTTTAGGGAATCAGTTGACGAGTGCAAGGGTCAAGGACAAGTATCGTGATTTCGTGAAGGGAAGACTGTCTGCCGACAAGCCTTTTGATGAATCCATTAAAGCCGTGAAGGACGAGTTCCCCGAGTTCTTTGAAGAAGAAAAAGAACCGCCGAAGGCAAAACCTTCGTTCGGCGAAGGAAACCCTCCGAGAACTGAAACTCCTCTGTCAGAGGAAGACACAATCAAGAAGGCGTTCGCAGACGCTTTCAAGAGGTAAAAAACTATGGCTAATACTATTAACTATGCACAGATTTTCAACTCTGTTCTTGACGAGAAGTTCGCAATCCTTTCAAGAACGAACTACATGGAGCAGAACTCTAACGGCATCGTATGGCAGGGCGGAAAGACCATCAATGTCCCGAAGCTGACTCTGCAGGGACTTGGTGCTGTCAGCGGATGCACTATCCCCGATGGCGATTACACATTCGAGTATGAGCCTTTCACACTTCAGTGGGACAGAGGAAGGAAATTCTCCATCCCTCGCTATGCTGTGAGCGAGACCAACTTCGCACTCACAGTCGGCAACATCATGGGCGAGTTCATGAGACAGCATATCGTCCCAGAGGTTGACAAGCTGAGACTTTCCACAGTCGCAACCAAGGCCATCACAGCAGGGAATGTGACATACAGCGGAACAGGAGCAATCACCAATCCTCTCGCATCCCTCCTTGCGGACATCGCTTCCGTGCAGGACAAAATCGGTGAGGATGTACAGCTCTACATCGCCATCGCACAGACCGTCAAGGCTCAGATCATGGCTTCAAGCGAAATCACCAAGTATCTCTCCGTGAGAGACTTCGAGATTCGCTCCATCAACCTCAAGGTCGATGCCATCAATGACCAGTACCTCATCGGCGTCCCGTCAACTTACATGAAGTCAGCCTTCACAGCATATGACGGAACAACAAGCGGACAGGAGGATGGAGGCGTTGTGCCAGCAAGCGGTGCAGTCAACGTGAACTGGCTCATCACAGCATCAAATGCTTGTGTCGCAGTCGGCTATCCGAGAGTCGAGAAGGTCATTGATCCTGACACCAACCAGCAGGGCGATTGCTGGCTCGTTGCATTCCGCATCTACCACGGAATCATCGTCCCAGACAACAAGCTGGACGGAATCTGGGTCAACCTCGCCACCACCGCACCGACACAGGGTGGTGAAGGCGGTGGAAGCTGAGGTGAGTGATGCTGGTAGCGTATGACTGGTTCACAGGCACATACCTTGGACTTGGAGTGCAATCCGAGGATTGGCCTAGGCTTGAGCTGAGGGCGGAGGAGGCGATTGACGCTCTGACGAGGGGAGCATTGGGTTATTTCGACACGATGTCCTCCGATGTGCAGGAGTTTGTCAAGAAAGCCATCTCCGCACAGGTCGAGTACTATGGCGCATACTCCACGGAGGTTGGGTTCAAGGCTGAGGACGAGGGGTTCACGGTCGGCAAGGTGAGTGTGCAGGGCAATGCACAGGAAGCTGACGGAAGCAAGAGGTTCTACTCTCCGAGGGCGATTTCGTTCCTTGAGAGGGCAGGGCTTCTCAACCGAAGCGTGGGGGTGATATGCTGAGGACGATCCCGAAGCGGATAATGACGCACTCCGCAACCTTGAAGGCTGTGCAGTCAACCGACAGGTGGGGGGATGCGACCTACATCGAGTACAATCTTGAGAAGGTTCACATCCAACCCACCCATGAGGTCACGAAGAACAGCACGGACAAGAGCGTCAATCTCAATTCCGTGCTCTTCTATGACCCAAGGGTTTCGACCCCTGTTGTGGACTGGAGTGCGTTGCAGAGTGCATCGGACTTGGAGAACGGGCAGATGAAGGTGGTTTACAACGGCAAGGAATACACCGTGTGGAGCATCGACCTTCTGCCAGATGATGAAGGCAGACTGCATCATGTGGAGGTCTTGTTGTACTGATGGTGACGCTTGAGACCAACGTGGACAAATTCGTTGAGCGGTTCGGCAGACTTGCGGAGAAGGGGAGATATCTCCTTGCCTCGCAGGTTCTCGCAGATGCCAACAAGCACGTGAGGATGGACACGGGGGAGCTTAGAGATTCGTCCTTGAGGGCTTCCGACCTTCCGAAGGGCGAGCTTGTGTGGGACACACCGTATGCGAAGAAGGTCTACTTCACAGGTACACCATCACATGACAGGAACCCCGATGCGGAGCTGATGTGGGTGCAGGTGGCAAGGGACAGGTACAAGGATGATTGGATCGTCCTGTTCAAGAACCTTGCGGAGCAGGAGGTGCTCAGATGAGAGCTTTCATAGACTGGATGTGCAACACCGTTGAGACGGAGCTTGGTATCTCAATGAAGGTGGGGCCGATGCCTCCAATCAACGGAGTGGGTATTCAGCAGAGTTCTGGGAGCGTGATGTCGGAGTACCTTCCGAGGACAGCCTTGCATCGCACGACCTTCGTCATAAACTCCAAGGATAAGGCACAGGGTACGGCTTTGCAGAACCTTGTGGACATCCACGAGGTATTGACGAAAAGAATCGGATACCCGAGCACTGAGGACTGGCAGATAACCACCATCCGCACCGTCAACAGCCCCGACTTCTTGGGGCAGGAGAATGACGAGGCGTATATGTACGGCTCTGCCGTGGAGGTGCTTTGGTATGACAGAAGGAAGGCGGTTGACACACCGCTATGATAGGAGAAAAACATGGCTAATCTTTCAACTGGTCAGTTTCTTGTAATGTACGGTGTCGAGGTTCAGATCAACACCACTCCGTCCGCACAGACAGGCACCTATGCCACCATCGGCGACGGAATCACAAACGTGTCCGAGGCTCTCAATGAGGTCAAACAGCAGATGTATTACCTTATCAACAAGGGATTCGGTCAGACCGAAATCACCGCCATGCACCCGTCTTTTACCTTCACGGGCAACAGACTTCATGGCGATACCGCACAGGACTACATCTTCGGAAAGAAGTATAGCCTTGGTTCGGCAAGGAAGACCGACATCAAGATCAAGGTGTTCGACCCCGAAGATCCTACGGAAATCTTCTCACAGTACACCGCATCGGTCACAATCACCGATGTGCAGGAACTGTCGGGAGCAACGGAAAACGGCTCGGACATCTCGTTCACGCTTGAGTTCAACGGTTCACCCGAAGTGGTCTCGTGAGTTTAGGGTACGTAAATCGGAAACGGAGCGTGCCAACAGAATCACCCTTTAACGAGGGTGGTTCTTTTTTTTTCAAAAAAATTCAAAAAAAGTATTTACATTTATTCGGTGTTGTTGTATCTTATCAATGTAAACGAAGAGTTTACAAAGGAGATTCACATGACAAACACAATCAAGAGAACAAGTTTTGAGCAGGAAATCGTAGCCAACAAGGTTTGGTGGAGTCCTATTTTTGACGGATACCTTGCATGGATTGAGATTGCAACAAAGAAGGGTTGGACGCTTGATCAGATCCTCGCCAAGGCAACGCAGGAGTTCCTCGACAGAAGGCATGAGGATATGTTCAATGTTCACCTCACAGTTGAGGAGTTCGGAGAGTTCGCAACATATTGGTTCAATACCTTGAAGGCAAGGGGTTGGTTCTGATCCAACCCCAAAGGAGCGGACATGGATTTCACATACCCCGTTGAAATGTGGTACTTCGGCAGACCGTACACCTTCAAGCGGTTCGTTATCAAGGACGGCAAGAAGTATGCGGTCTATGCCGAGAAGGAACTGGGAATTGAGCAAGCGTTCGATCAGAACCTTATCAAATATCACGAATACTATGGAAACATAGAAAGGAGAGAAAGATGAACGAAGCATTGGAAATCATCGAGCAGATGATCGAGGAGAATGACAAGACCAAGCAGGAGATTGTCACAAGTTACTATTCCACCAATCCTGCATCGGTGGCATGGGCAGGGTATCGCAAGAGCCTTGAAGATAGGTACAACAGAGCGTATGACAGAGGTATGGTTCTGTCCGAGGTCAAGGAAAGAATCGAGAAGGCTATGGGGGCGTCCGATGAAAGTAACTAACAAGATGAACCTTCCCACCGCTCTTGTACGGGCGGTGGAGAAACACGAACACAACAAGGCGAATTTTTCCGTCACCCAGTTGTTGAAAGGGTCTACCGAAATCGCCCTTGAAATGATGTACGCCGACAAACTGGAAATGGATGTATCAGATATGTTCAATATGCTCCTAGGAACGGCGGTGCATAAACTCCTTGAGGAGCAGGAAGTCGAAGGCGTGCTGAACGAGACGTACATGACCGCTCCCGTGTTCGCAGGGTTCACGGTGTCGGGAATCGCAGATGTAATCGACACGCTGAACAAGGTCATCATCGACTACAAGACTTGTTCCAGTTGGAAGTTGATTTTCAAGGACTTCGATGACTGGCGTGAGCAGATCAAGGGTTATCTGTATCTGTGGTACAGAATGACTGGGGAACTGTACCACGAAGGAAGAATCGTGGCGGTCATAAAGGACTTCTCGCAGACCGATGCCGAGAGGAAAGCGGACTATCCGCAGAAGCCGATTGTCTCCGTCCCGTTCACCTATACGGATGCCGAAATCTATGGGGTTGGCGAAAGGTGGGAAGAGAAAATCATTGAGGTATTGCAGAAACTGACCTCGCAGGACTGGGGCGAATGTTCTCCCGAAGAAAGGTGGGCGAAACCGCCCAAGTATGCTCTGATGAAGAAGGGCAGACAGACGGCGGTCAAATTGTATGATACCGAAGCGGAAGCCGAGGAAGCGAAGGGAGATGATCAGAACCTTTACATCGAGTTCCGCAAGGGCGAAGATACAAAGTGCGATAAGTATTGTGTTGTCGGCAAGTGCGGATTCTGTCCGTACAAGGGAGTATGACATGGCTACAAGTATCAGCGAATTTGTAAACGCAATGGTTGACGGGATGCCCGAGAATAAGACATTCTGTGCAAGAGAACTGGCAAGGGCGTTCAGAGCCTACCATTTGAAGGAAGTGGGAATCCCTCGCCTTCCGTATTCGGACACGATACAGAGGGTTCTGCGTGAGCGTAGAGCGGAAAGAGGGGATGTCCACTACTTCGATTATTCAAGGTCGGTATGGTGGAAGGCAGACCATGTTGCCACAAAGGAAGAAAGGGATGCTATCGGAAAATGAAATCCAAGGCATGAAGAATCTGATATCTGCGATTCTGCGTTCTGCCATGAGGGACGCAGATGCAGGATATCCACCCGAATGGCTAGAGATGTTCGTCCGCTCCGATTGGTGCGAAGAACTATGCGGAGCGGTCGGGATATCTTGGACGGCATACAAAAGAGATATTGCACAGAGGGTGCAGAGGTATATAGAACAAATCACCCTGCGAAGATTGCAGACATATAAACTGGTTGAAGTCTTGAAACAAGGCAAAGGAGAAGAGAATGAGTTGTGATTGCGTGCTGATAGGAAGACTGACAAAGGACTGTGAGAGCAAGACAACAAGGAACGGGAAACTGATTTACACATTTTCCGTAGCATCTAACAGAGGATTCGGAGACAAGCAGGAGACTGACTTCTTCGATTGCATGGCATTTCACCCGTTACTGGAGAAGCAGATGCCCCACCTTCTGAAAGGTTGCATGGTAAAGGTTGTCGGACACTTCCAGTCCCACAAGAGCGAGAACGATGTCATGCGGTGGACGATGATCGTGGACTCCCTTGAAATGCTATGGGGGAAAAAGAAAAGTGAAACCGCCGAAAAATCTGATATGGACTTTCCGTTCTAGACGGTGTACCATATAGGTGTGACTTTTCGGTTTCATCTATTATTTCCCTTCTGACCGCAGAACCCCTGCGGTCTTTTTTTATACATTTTTTCAAAAAAGTATTTACATTTATTTTGATATGTTGTACCTTGATATTGTCAGATATGACAAAGGAGATTTACATGGCATACGCAATCGTCAAGGTTTATCGTGGTTGGAAGGTTAAGAAATGGTTCTTGGAGAAGTTGAACAAAGAGAACAAAAAGACCCTTTGGGGCGGTTCTGTCTATGCGATTTTCAAGGAGACTGAAAACGCCGTACTTGCAATGGTTGCGGATTCCTTTGACTTCATCATTTCATGGATTCCCAATAGTTGTTTGGAAAGAGGTGGAAGCAGATGGGGCGAACCCGTTGAGACAGTTCTGCATGATAATAAAATCGAACGGGTGACAGTCGAAGAAGCCATAAAATTTTGGAAGAACGAGGATAAATAAGCAGGGGCGTTGCCCCATGCAAAGGAGTAATAGATGATCAGAACAAAAGACGGCAAAAAGCGGTTGCTGAAAGCAGAGGAAATCGAGTGCAGGGTCGGTCAGCAGACCAAGGACAAGAGCAAGTATTCAGTCCTTCTGTACAAGACGGCAAGAACGGACATGGACATTCTTGACGAGGTGTTCGGGGTTGACAACTGGCAAGTCGATTACTCGATGATAGGGCAGATGTTGTTCTGCACGATTTCGGTTTGGAGCGATGTCCGCAACTGTTGGATTCGCAAGTCCAGTAACGGCACGGAATCGAACATGGAAGCCGAGAAGGGGCAAGCATCGGACGCATACAAGCGTGCAGGATTCATGGTTGGAATAGGCAGGGAACTGTACTCCGCTCCGAGGATTTGGCTTGACAAGGATGTAGACCAGTATTCCCTCAATGTCGAGTCCATCAGTTACGATGTCAATGACAAGATTTGCGACCTTGTGATATCGGGGAAAGTTGACGGGCAGAAGGGGCGTGTTACAGTATATTCCTTCCATAGCGGAAAGGCGGAGACGGTGGAAACGCCGAAGGCAGAAAAGACAAAAGAAGAAAAGCCGAAGGCAGAACCGCAGGGCGTTGACCATGAAACCTTGGAGAAGATTCGCAACATCGTTGCCAAACTGGAATTTGAGGGCAAGAACCTTGACGAGATACTTGCCTACTATAATGTGAAGACCATCGGCGAGATTCCGCTTGCGAAGTGGGAGAAGATGCTTGCGAGGGTTCGGGGCGTATGACGACGGCAAGAGAGGAAGCACTTCACTTGTTTCAGAAGTGCAGGAAGTTAGAGATTGCAGACGGGCATAACGGATATATCCAATGCCCGTACTGTAACAGATGGATACCCGTTGACGATGCGGTGGCGGTGCATTACATCCCACGCCAGTTCCGAGCCTTGGAGATCGAGCCGAGGAACGTGTGGGCAGGGTGTTCGATGTGTAACGGAACTGACCAGTTGCAGAGCAATTCGGGAGAGTATCACGAACGGTTCAGAAACTGGTTAATCGAGAACGAAGGTGAATGGATTGTACTGTGGTTGGAGAACCGCAAACGGGTAATGGTGAAGCATGGGACGAGATTCTACAAAGAAAAGATAGAGGAGTACAGAGAATGGCTAAAAAAGAGAAAAGAACAAGGTATCTGATCGTCAAGGTGACGGATGCAGAGTTTGAGCGACTGGAGAAGGTCGCAGGGCATTACAAGAAATCGGAGTTCATAAGGGATGCAATCTCGGAGAAGATAGAAAGAGAATCCGAGGGTTGATTTCCTCGGGGCAATACCTTAAAATAGACTTGTTCAAGGAACGTGGGAAGTCCGAGGGCAAGAACCCTTGTGCAAAGGGGTGTTATATGATGCGGAGAGACAACTGTATCATATCTTCCCACAACACCTCTTTGCATGAGGGTTTTTGTATATAGGGGGGTTAGATGAATCACAGTTTCAACATCGAAGTAGCACAAAGGTATGGAATCGAAGAAGCCATACTGTTGGAGAATCTGTTTTGGTGGTGCGAGAAGAACCGAGCCAACGGCAAGCACATCGTCAACGGCAGGGCGTGGACATACAATAGTGCCAAAGCCTATGCGGAGTTGTTTCCGTATATGTCTCCTGCAAAGATTCGCAGGGTGCTGATAAGCATGGAAGAGCAAGGGTTGATTTATTCCGATTGCTTCAACGAAAACAAGTACGATCAGACCAAATGGTACACCCTTACAGATTTGGCAAATGCATTTTACAAAAATGTAAAATCGAATGAACAAAAATGTGAAATCACTATTACAGATATAAAACCAAATACAAAACCAGTTAAGAAGAATAATCCACCCACGCTTGAAGAAATCGAACAGTTCTGCAAGGAAAGGGGGAACGGAGTTGACGCCAAGAGGGTGTACGATTACTATTCATCGGCAAATTGGAAGGACGGAAGGGGAAACCCAGTCCGTAACTGGAAACAGAAAATAATCGCCGTGTGGGAAAAGCCGAAAGAGGATAAGAAGGTCGGCAAGGTCGCACACGAAAGAGAAGTGTATGACAAGGACTTCAACGAGGACGGTACATTCAAATGGTAGATAGCGGATTCAGATCAACACAGAGACAAGCAGGAATATGGAAACGGGACGAGGATTCTTTTCTTGAAGGAATTGTCCCAAGAAAGGGGCAGGAAAGCGGATTCAAGGCGATGCAGGAACTTGCAGAGAGAAAACTGTCACTCGTTATACTGGTCGGAGAAACGGACGCAGGAAAGAGTTTTCTGCTTTCGGGGTATATCAATAACAAGTTGGAAAAAACTCACTACAACGGGCAGGAATCCACCGCTAGGTACATGACTTTCTTCGACTTGGAGTTGGCGTTGCGTTCGGCACAGACAACTGGGACGATGGATGTTCTGTTCAATCGGCTTGTATCGTATCGGGACTTGGTCATAGACGAGTTCGGCAGGGGCAAGTGGAGCGAGTTCACATCCACGTTCTTTGAGAATCTGTTGATAAGACGCCACGGCGAGAAGAAGCAGACGGGAATCGGAACGAATTTGAGCGGTGCTGAACTGAAAGAAATGTTGGACTTCGCCGTCCTTCGCAGAATCAGACAAGACGGAAAAGTTGTCCAGTTAAAAAAGAATTGAAAAAAAGTATTTACATAGGTTAAAATTATCATGTGGTTATCCACAAAGGAGATTGAAATGGCAAGACATGGTGAATGTGATTGTTGTGAGCGTGAGTTCCAGTTGAACAACGATATGTTCTACATCGAGAAGTATGACAAGACATTCTGCTCCGAATCCTGCATGAAGCGGTGGGTCAAGGAGAACATTCTCGATGATGTCATAGACGAATGGCTTGACGAGAACGCCTACGAAGGCAAGATCGAGGACGAAGACCCGTGGGCAAGGTACGGCGTCAGCGTAAATGATTTCATATGAGTATTATGCCGTAGGTTCGTAGAAAGCGGTATGATATAGTCGCTCCCCCGAAACAAAAATTTCATTTGGAATCAAGTATAGAATCAGTCGCAAATCGGGGGAGTGACACTTTATTTTCGGGGGTAAACATGACAGACAGAGAACGATTGGAGAACACACGGATTGCCATACTCGACATGATTGCCGAGCATGAGAGGAACGCCGAGTTTTGGAAGAACAGAGACTTCCGTCAGCATGAGTTCCACAAGGGCAGAATATTTGAACTCCGCAAGGTGCTGAAAGTGTTGGAGCAGGAATGAAGGGAAGGGAAAGAATCGGTAAACTTGAAGCGGAAATCAAGGTGAAGCACCCCGACTGGGAGATCAGAGTGACTGACTTCTCAAACAAGACCGTGCAGGGAGATTTTCTTGAACTGGTGATATCCGATTGCGGAGTCCCCGTCTGCGGTGTAGCATGGGGAATCGGGACATACGGATATCAGTCCGATCTGTTGGAGTTCTACGGGAACAAGACGAAAGGGTTCATCAAAGAGGACGAAGCACTATTACTGTGCGAGGGGGAAATGGAGTGCGTAAGAGGTTAGCGGAATTTATACTTCTGATCGTGGCGAGAATACGGCTGAAAATGGAGAAGCGGTTTTTCAAGCATCGTTCGCCGAAAGGTTGGGAAGAAATGGAAGATTTGGAGAACTGGAACAATGTTCGTGATTTGGATTCTGATTCCTTTGACTATGTCATAAATCAGTTGCCGTACAAATCGGACGCCATGCAGGGTTTCATGGACTATTCGTTCCCGATAGACCGCCCCGAATACTTTTTCAAGAACCTACCGTATGGCAGGGATTGCGATGACTGGACACGGGTGTGGTGTTCCTATTGTAAGTACCACAAGCAAGTGGTCGAGGAATGGATAGTAACCACGATCAGACACCCGTTCAAGGACAGTCATTTCGTTGCGGTGGTACATGAAGACAACGGGTTCAGACTGTTGGACTATCACCGTTGGCACTTGAAACCGACCGTGGAGCAAGCCGTGGCAAGCGTGTGCGACCATTGGACATCGTATGATCCCGAGAATTTGCTTGCGGTGAGGTACAAGACGTGGACACCGTGAATCTGTACAAGGAACTGTTGTCAAGGTTCGGAATCGAGAAACAGACCCTTATGCTCGCAGAAGAGCAGGGCGAGTTAATCAAGGCTATAAACAAGAAACTTCGTGGTAAAGGAGACAGATTGAGCATTGTTGAAGAAATGGCTGATGTGGTTATAATGCTTCAACAGATTGCCCAGTTCTTCGACATCGACAAAGAGGAAGTGAATCTGATCGTTAACAAAAAATTGAAACGTACGGAAGAACGTTTAGCAAAAGGAGAAGTGTAATGGCAAAGAAAACAACAGAGAGCAGGGTACAAAAGGCGGTGAAGGCGTTTGTCGAATCCGAGGAAAGACAACAGACGCCCGAAGAAAAGAGGGAAAACGCATGGTTTCCGATGCATATCAAAAGCATCATGGCGAACAAGGACAACGTGTGCTATGAGAACGGATTCAAGACGGGTGAAAGCATTGTCAAGACCTTCGGGTTCTCGATCTCCGAAGCGTGGAAGTTTGAAGACGGTCTGCGGTTGTTCTATGTCGGCGTAGTGAACGCAATCGAGAAACTGGAGAAGGAGAAGTCCCAACCGTCCGATTTATCTTAACAATGTTAAGTAGTTCAGAAAAAAATTTCCTCAAAAAGTGAAAATAATCCGAAAAAAGTATATACATTTATCTCGGGTTGTTGTAACTTATATATGTAATCAATGATTACAAAGGAGTCGAACATGAAAGCAAGAATCAACAAGAAAGAGTACAGAGAAGAAATCAAGGGAATGTCCAAGGACGAGTTGCTTGAACTGAAAGCCGTTCTGCTGAACAGACAAAAGCAGATTGAGGAACTTGGTGCAAGAGACGAGGGCATTAAACAGAAGATGGCAGTTATCGACAAGTTGGTAGGCAACGTTACAATAGACAAGGAAACCGCAGAATTGTTAAGCAGGGGTTGAAACCCCTGCAAAGGAGATAACATGGAACAGAAACTTTTTGAGAAAGCGGTCAAGAGGTACAACGATCTGATGAACGATATGTGCCTTGAATTCTTGACGATCGGGACTTCTCTGACAGAGGACAGAGAGGACAAAGCGAAGTGGAACATTCGGGATTTGGTATCCGAGTGCCAGTATCAGTTGGACACCTATTACGAGTGCGGTCACAACAACTACGAACTTCGCAACGAAGGCGAGGACGGCAGAAGGGCGTGGAGATCAGAGACGGCAAAGTACCGCCGATTCATCAACGCATATCTCCCGTTTATCGGTGGTGTGAAGTGCCACAGTCGGCATTGTAGCAATTATGATAATTGACCGAGGTTTCCTGCGGAGACATGATTGTTCGCCCTGCTCTGCAGACACCTCTTTTTAAGGGGAAAAACATGAAGGTTCTTGAACTGTTCGCCGGGACAAGGAGTATCGGCAAGGCGTTTGAAGCACGGGGACATGAGGTGTTCAGCGTGGAATGGGACAAGCGTTTTGCCGATATCGACCTATATGAGGACATCGGGAAACTGAAAGCGGAAGACATAATCGGCAGATTCGGTTCTCCCGATGTAATATGGGCGTCTCCCGATTGTGCGACCTTTTCCGTATGTGCAATATCAAGGCACAGAAGGAAAAACCCCGTGACGGGAAGCCTGGATCCTATCAGCGAGTATGCGAGGTTCTGCGACAAGGTCGATCAGAATGTGCTGAAACTGATTGAGGACTTGAAACCGAAATACTGGTTCATAGAAAACCCACGGGGGGGGCTACGGACAATGAGTTGGATGAAGGGTTTGCCACGATATACCGTGACCTATTGCAAGTACGAAACCGACAGACCCGTAGATCAGAGGAGAATGAAACCGACAGACATTTGGACGAATCACCCGAACCCCGATTTCATTCCACCCTGCACGATTGGAGACCCGTGTCACGCAAGAGCGCCGAGAGGGTCGCAGACGGGCACGCAGGGATTGAGCGGAGCAAGGGAGCGGTCGGTCATTCCTGCGTTGTTGTGCGAGCATATCGTTGATATCTGCGAGAATGAGCCGAAGCCGTTGGAGGTGGAGCAACTGGAATTATTTTGATGTTTCACATGAAACATTCAAGGAGAAAGAATGACGAACGTTGAACTTTGGATGAAAGGGGTTGAGGAAAGACGAAAAGAGGAAGCCGAGCCGTCTCCTGCAAAGATACACAAGGGATTGGAGAATCGGCACAGATATGCAAAGGTCACGTGCGAGACATCTGACGGCAAGAAGGTTGTTTTCCCATATATGGAGTTGAGGCAGAGGATAGACGGCAACATCGGCATCGGCAGAAGGTTTATGCTCGATGATGAGGTCTACAAGATAGTCAAGAAGGAGATTCCAAGCAGACATATGCCGAACACGGACGGGAACTACAAGCACACAAGTTTTGAGTATCGCATGGCGAAGACATCGAAGGGAAAGATATGATGTTTCACATGAAACATAAAGGATCAGAGAATGACGAACAGAGAAAACATAATAAACTTGTTACAACAGAATAGTTATGAGGACGATTCGATTGTGGCGAGTTACATTGAGTGTCCATACTGTGATGGTTGCACCAATCCTCACGAATATGGAACAACCGACTTTCAGATGTATTGTGACGATTGCAAAATCGAATGGTTGGACAAGGAGACGTAATGGAAGAATTGTTGTTTCCCGAGCATGAATGGGATTATGTAAACAGAGCGGTTGAAAGGGTGAAACTCGCTTGGGGATTCCACCGCATGATGAACCCCAACGGCAGGAAGATGCTCCTTGCCTTCTCGGGCGGTAAAGACAGTATCTGTCTGTTCTTCGTCTGCAAGAGGGCGTCCGAGGAACTGGGCATACCGATGGAGCAGATGTTCCATGTCCAGTACAACATAACTTGCGTAGACCCCCCCCGTTGGTTTGGTTTGTGAGGGACATGAAGAAGGAGTATCCGTTCATCACCATCCATCACCCCAAGGAGACGATGTGGAAACTGATCGAGAAGAAGAAAATGCCACCTACAAGGATAGTACGGTACTGTTGTTCCAATCTGAAAGAAATAAGCGACATCAAGGGCGGTTACACGCTTACGGGCGTCCGTCATGCAGAGAGTTCGCAAAGGGCAGGACGGGAATCTATCGAGATAAGGGGCAAGACTAAAGCGGACGCAATCTACCTCGGAGACAACGTGGCGAACGAACGGGACATCCGCTACTGTATGCAGACGGAATCCTATAAGTGCAACCCGATCATCGACTGGAGCGACGAGGATGTGTGGAAGTTCATCAAGGGCAACAATCTGCCCTACTGTTCACTCTACGATGAAGGGTGGGAAAGAATCGGATGTATCGGATGCCCGATGGCAACAACGAAGCAGAGGGAATTTGAGTTTTCCCAGTTCCCGAAGTTCGCCGAGTGTTACAAACGGGCGTTCGGGAAAATGCTTGATAGGTATACGGAAGAAGATCGTGCGAAAAGAAGCCTTTGGAAAGATGCGGAAGATGTCTTCCATTGGTGGATGTACGGAGAAGCCGAAAAGAAGGGTGCAGAGCAGGAAGAAACTCTGTTCTGACGCCAACCTTGAAACCGTCCCCTGCGTGTGGTAAACTATTCCATGCAAGGGGGATATTTTTATGCCAGTAAGAAAAGTACAAGGCGGTTACCAATGGGGACAGACTGGTAAAGTTTACCCCACAAGAGAACAAGCGGAAAGGCAAGGCAGGGCGATTGAACGGAATGGATACAGAACCGAAAAAAATGGGCAGACCAAGAAGGGAAATAGATAAGACCGAGTTCAGAAAACTCTGTGAACTCCAATGCACCTTGGGAGAGATCGCAGGGTTTTTCGACTGTTCCGAGGACACCATTCAGAACTGGTGCAAGAGAGAGTTCGATGAGAGTTTTTCGGCGGTATATAAAAGAATGTCCGAAGGGGGCAAAGTGTCCTTGCGAAGACATATGCTGAAACTCTCCGAGAAGTCCGCAACAATGGCGATATTCCTTGCGAAGAACTGGCTCGGCATGACAGACAATGTGGAAATCAAGGCAGATACCTCGCTGATGCAGACCCTTGTCGATGTTGTCCAAGGCAAGCAGGAAATAGCGGAATCCGAACCCATCTCCGATGAGGATTTGAAAAATTACATCTTATGACATTCTCACGGAAACAGATTGAGACTATCCGAAGACCGTTCAAGGATTCGACCCTAGAGGTTTTTGAAGGATCGCCCCGTAGCGGAAAGACCACCGCAGGGGCGTTCCGTTTTGCTCGGTTTCTCATAGAGACGGAAGACGAGAACCACCTCATCCTCGGGTTCTCCCAAGAACAAGCCTATAAACTCCTCATAGAATCGGACGGCAAGGGACTGTTGCATATCTTCGCAGGAGTTTCCAAGATCAGAGACGATGACAACGGCAGACACCTCTTGATTCAGACCCCGAAGGGAATAAGACGGGTCTATTACAAGGGCGGTGGCGATTCATCCAGTTACAAGAGTTTTCAAGGTCTGTCCCTCGGCTCGGTGTATTTCTGCGAGATAGACCTTATCACCCTGCCCACGATTCAAGAAGCGTTCCGCAGAACATTCGCAAGCAAACTTCGGGTACACTTCGCCGATCTGAACCCACCGTCTCCGCAACATCCCGTAATCAAGGAAGTTTTTGAAGTACAGAACACGATATGGTCGCATTGGACTATGGATGACAACCCGATCATCACCAAGGAAAGGAAAATCGAACTGTATCGCATATTGTCCAAGAATCCGTTTTTGTTGGAGCGTGACTGGTACGGCAGAAGGTGTATTCCGCAGGGTGTAATCTATTCCATGTTCAGCCATTCCGATAACCTCTTGAAAGAACTACCCAAGGAAGAGGAAAAAGTGGAAATGTTCTTCTCGGGCGATGGCGGTATCAAGGACGCCACCTCGATTATCTGTTGGATTGTCACACGGAAGAAAAACCAGTTCTATCTGAACGCCGTCAACGAGTATTACTATTCGGGCAGGGATTCGGGACTTACAAAAGCCATGAGCGTGCAATCGAGGGAGATAGCCAAGACCTTCATACCCTACTGTGTGAGGAAGTGGAACATGAACTGGTCGCAAGTGTTCATCGACCCTGCGTGCCTTGCGTTGCGTGAAGAACTGGGAGAGTGCGGAATCCAAACGAGGGGAGCGGACAACAACGCCCATGACATAAGGGGAAGTTCCAAGGGAATCGCCGTGGGAATCGCAAGAGGACAGAACCTCATGTCCGAGAGAATATTGCGTGTCATTGACACCGATGAATGGGGGCATTATGATTTATTACGGGAGTTGACCATGTATGTTGTTGACGCACATGGAAATCCCGTGGATATGTACAACCACGCTATGGACGCTATGCGGTACGGGGTTAATTATTTCGTGAAAAACTACAAACTGAATGTAGTTTAGGGGGAGACATGGCAATCAGAGATTCAAGAGGAAGACTGATTATCGGTGGAGCAATCGACCCGAACTGGGTTGCTTCAATCGCAATCACAACCGAACCGACCAACACACAGTACGCAGGAAATCCGCTCGATCTGACGGGTTTGGTCATCACGGCAACCAAGAAGGACGGCACAACAGAGGTTGTTACGGACAAGGTTATCCGCAACCGTGAGGTTTGGGGCGGTGCAGTTCAGACAACTGTAACCTTCGGGTACAAGGAGAAGGCGTGTTATTGGACTGTCACGCCGACCGCCGTTGTTCCCGAATCCGCAAGCGTGAAAACTCCTGCCACCAAACTGGTCTATGCCGTGGGCGATGATGTTGACCTCACGGGTCTTGTGGTAGAGGTCACGTACAATGACGGAAGCAAGAAGGATGTCGGAGCAGACGATCTGACCGCCGTTCCCGAAGTGATAGCAGAGGACACCACAGAGATTGATGTCACCTACACCGAGGGAGAAGTCGAGGTCACAACGGGTTACGCCATAACGGTCGAGGAAGCACAGAGCGAGGGCGAGTAATGGCATACAGACTGGAGAGAGCAAAGAACAGTACCCTTGAAGTGGAACTGGGAAACGAAATCGTGTCCATCCCCGTGGGTGGGATGAAGGTTTACAAGAACGTACTCCAAGCACAGAGCAGATTGCGAGACATACAGACGAAGATTGACACGTTCCAAAAGAACAACAAGGAAATAACAAAGGAACTGGTCGATTTCTTGGGTGAAAGTGTAATCACGATGTTCCAGTCTGCTTTCGGGGAAGAAATCACAGACAAGATTCTCACCTACTATGAGGGGAACTATGACGAAATGCTCTTGAAGGTCTATCCGTTTTTCACGGGTGTTTTCCTTCCTGCGTTGAAAGAGAACGCACGGCTTGAAAGCAGGGAATACGCAAAGAGGTTGACGGGTGCTTCTTGAATACCATGACCATGTCGAAATCGACGGCATGGCGTACCCGATCAAGAACAACCACAAGAACTACATCACCGCCTTGAAGGTTCTCCGATGCAAGGACATTCTCGCAGAGGACAAACTGGAAGCGGTGATTCCTCTTTTATTCGATGAAGACATCCCCGTTGAATTGTGGGAGAAGGCGGTAACAAACTATTTCAATCTGTTCAACAAGAAACCGAAAGACAACCGACCGCCTTCGTTCGACATCATCCAAGATTCCGACTACATCTACGCAGGGTTCATGCAAACCTACGGGATAGACCTTGACGAGTGCGACTTGAAGATAGAGAAATTCATCGCCTTGATAAAGGGGTTGCCGTCTGATACGAAGTTGGCAGAAATCATTAAGATAAGAACCATGCCGATACCGACCGCCACGAAAAACAACGCCCGACAGATTGCTGATATAATAAGGGCAAAGACCGAGGTTGCACTTGAAGGAGATACCTTCGGCAAGGGTATGCAAACCTTCGGGCAACTTGTAAAGGAATGGGCGAGACATGGCAGATGATGTAATCGGCAAGTTAGTATTCAAAGTCGAAACTGACACCAAAGAAGCAAAGGAAAATGTCGAGGATTTCAACTCCTCGATGGAAGATACCCAGAAGATAGCAGAAGAAACCGAATCCAAAATGGATAAATCTTCTAAAGGTATCTCTGCGGGTTGGGTGCTTGTTGCCCAAGACGTAGGCAAAGCCGTTATGAAGATGGCCGAAAAGATATCCGAAGCAACCCTCGAAATTGAAAATGGGCAAAAGACTATTGCCAATGCAACGGGAGCCACAGGCGATGCTTTGGCAGATTTGATGGAATCTGCGAAGAACGTTTTTGCCGACAACGAAGATAGCTTTGATGAAGTATCACGTGCAATCGGAGAAATCAACACAAGGCTCGGTCAGACAGGAACAGAACTTGAAAATACAACAAATCTGTTCCTCGACTTCGCAGAAGCGACTGGTCAAGATGTTCAAGATTCGGTCATAAATGTAACTCAGTTGATGAACAGGTGGGGTGTTGAAATAGACCAACTTCCTGCTCTGTTGGACAAACTCACTGTTGCAGGACAGGCGAGCGGAATTTCTGTATCTGAACTTACAAACAACCTTATCTCCAACCAAGGAACATTGCAGGCTATGGGTTATACAATGGATGACGCCATAGCAATGATGATGGACTTTGAATCACAGGGAATTGATTCCAATGCCGTTATCATGGCAATGAAAAAGTCCTTTGAGGATTCTGCAACTGCAGGAACAAATGCAAGGGAAGATTGGGAGAATCTTCTCGATTCCATCACAAATGCCACAGATGAAACCGAAGCAAATTCCATAGCGATAAAAGCGTTCGGATCAAGAATTGCAACCGATATGGTTTCTGCTTTAAGAACAGGAACCTCAAATCTTGATGGATTCAAGGAAGCTCTTAATAATTCGGAAGGTGCTTTGAACAACACCACGGAAGCGGGCAAAACAACGGGTGACAGGATTCAGACCTTGAAAAACCAAATCACTCTCGCCCTTTCAGATATCGGTACTGCAATTGCGCCCGTTATTGAAGAAATCCTTCCTACAATCAGCGATTTGATTACAAAAGTATTCGATGCCGTTGAACCGCTTACACCTGCAATCTCTGCCGTTTTTGATATGTTGGGAACGGGGATAAGCACGGCGATGGATATATTCGGCCCATTTATAACGATTATCTCCGAGGTTATCGGGTGGGTTTCGTCATTGATTACGAATGTAATGAATGCAATCAGTTGGCTGAATAAACTCCACGACAAGAACCCCGAACACGCCAAAGAAACAGGCATTGCGGTATGGGCAGAAGATGTCGGAGAAACTGACGAAGAGTTCCTTGCAAGAATGGAAGCACAGGGCATGGATACGTCCAAGTTAAGGGCGAACCAAGGACACCCGATGCTTTCGGGAAGCAATTATGTTCCATATGACGGATACCCAGCATCGCTTCACAAAGGGGAAATGGTTCTCAACAGAGCGGATGCGGAAAGATTCAGAGATCTCGGCGGTATGTACGGACTGGAACAGACGGCGTCCCTTCCGTTGGGTGCGGAACTAGGAACGGTCAATGTGAATAACCAGTTGTCGGCGGTCATTGAGGTAGACGGAACACAGTTGGGCATTGCCGTGTTAAGGAACATCGACAAGGCTTCCCAGTTCGTTTTGAGGTAATTATGAAACTGAAAATAAACGGCGTTGAATATCAAGCGTCCTCGGCTTGGGGGATTTCGGAGAAGGTCGGAAACCCAACATCTTCCTCGTTCTCTGTGCTTGTAGAGGGGCAGGAAAAGCCCCATGCTGGGGATGTGGTGGAGTTTTTTACTGATGAAGATGTCTGTATATTCTTCGGGGTAATCGGTATTCCTAAATCCCCGTCATTCTCGTCAGAGTATCAACCCAAGGACTACGCCATAAATTGTTTGAACGGAAACTCTATTCTTCAACGTAGATTGGCGAATGTATCATATACCAACAAGACCATGACAGAGATTGTCACGGATTTGTATGAGAGATACATCCAAGCGGAAGGAATCACGCTCGGCACGATAAGTCAGATCGACAACCCCGTATTTGAAAAGTACAACTGTAAGAACATGAATCTCATGTCGGTTCTGAATGAGTTGGCAGGGTACATCAATGCCGTATGGCAAGTGACCGATGATAAGGTGTTCAACTTCGTGAAGATAGATGATTTTCCGCAATGTTCTATGCCCGTGACCTTGGACAATGCTTCCTTCGGAGAGTTGCAATGGTCAGAGGATGGCAAGGATTTAAGAACGAATCAGATAATTGACGGAGCGTTCATCACCACTGATCCGCAGACGGAGACATTCATTGTTACGGACGAGTGGAAGGGATTTAGCACAGTATTCCCGATTGTTCAACAACCGAGCATTTGGATAAACGGAGAACAAGTTCCTGCCGAAGAAATCGGTGTTGCAGGACTAGACACGGACAATCCCGACATTCTGTTCTACTGGTCGTACAACTCACGAGAGGTGCAACTAAATCCTTCTTACCAAGGGGAAATGAGCGTAACGGTCGGAGACGAGGTTGAAATCGTCTACATCGGACAGACCCCTATCCGTTATGAAGTAGTCAACACCGAGAAGGTTGGCGAGATCGCACAGAAGACGGGACTTTCGGGGTACATCGACAATGTGGTGAATGACCCGACCATTACCACAAGGCAGGACGCCGTGAACAAGGCGAACGCCCTGCTCTTACAGTACGGCGAAGCACAGAATACTCTAACTTGCGTGACGGATATCCACACGCTCCTTTCCGCAGGGTTCTTGGCATCCGATATCGACTTATATAGGCAATGGTATTTCGACATTCCCGAATTGGGAATCGTGGGGGATTTCGTCATTACCGAGAGAACCATTGAACCGTTGAGGTATAATGAGGACGGGTCTATCATAGTGCGGTTGCGGTTCTCCGATAGGAACTTCATCCAGTCCTACGGCGAGATAATATCGCAGATTTACCAAGACTTCACCAAGTTGTCAGTAAGAGCGGACGAGATTATCATTTACGATCAGAATATTTATGAGCGGTTGACGCTTGACGAGGACATATACACGGGGCAGATAATACCCTTGTGGGTTTCGCCTTCTCCCATGCAGAACGGGCAGATTGCCCTTCCGTTGGGAACGATAATGCCGAACCTCGTTTCGGGCGGTGAGGACTGGAGAAGCCGTTGGACGATATTCGCAGGAACGGACGATACTGGTGTTGTATGTACTCCGTATCTCGGAGAAGAACAGTACCTTTGCACTTTGTGAGGAAGATATGAAAGAGAAAATGGGTTTGAAGGGACATTGGACAATAGAGATCAGAGACAAGGGTAAACTGGTCAAGCGGTTGGATTTTGACAATCAGTTGACCAATCTTTACCGCAACTCGGTGCTTAACCAGTTGTACGGAAACGCCTTTGCAAGTTTAGAAATCAAGTACCTCGGCATCGGAACGGGGGACGCTCCTGCGAGTGCTACCGACACGCAACTGGGAACGGAAGTGTTCAGAGTGATTCCGACATCGCAGACGATAGTGGATAATTATGTGCAGACGATATGGGTCATTCCCACACAGATAGGAAACTTCACCTACAAGGAAATCGGAGTGTTCTGCGGAAATGCAACAACTACTCTGAATAGCGGAACGATGATAAGCAGGGTAAATGTCAACATCGAGAAGACGAGTTCAATGGAAATCACTTTCATCCGCAGGGATTATGTGATAATTTAAGGGGGCAATATGGCATTTGAAAGACGAACATGGTTTCAGAGGCTCGGACAAGGGCTTAACAAGTTCTTTATCGGAGAGAAGGACGCAGAGGGCAAGCAGGAACTTACCAACGTTCCCGATTCAATCACGCAACAGGGTGATGTAATTTCAGCCGAAAACCTCAATGATTTAGAGGGCAGAATAAATGATGCCATAGCAGGGTTGAGCGGTTATCTAATTTGGGAAAACCCCAGTCCGTATTCTGAATTTGGACTACAGAATGTTGATATTGCGGATTCAACATATCTAAAAACTACTGGCACACAACTGTTCGCAATAGAATGGGCTCCCGATACTACCTCTGACGAAGGATATGACGGAACGTTTGCAACAAAAAGGGATTATTTTTCCGTTGTAGCACAACAGTTTACATACAAACTTTCAAGTGCAATTGCATTGATGAATACTATGGATAGTTTAGCAACTCCCGACTCTCGCAGGGTTTTTTTCCGACTGGTTGGCGGTGTATTGAGGGTTCAGTTTTATAGTTGTATAAACGGGAATACAACGAACAATTTTCATATAATCCCTTTGCGGATTTATGCTTTCAATTAAGGAGTAGATCATGGCATACAATAAAAGAACATGGCTCGGTCGGCAGGGAACGGGTCTTAACAAGTTTTCAATAGGCGGAGCATCCCCCGTCACAATCGTCAACCAACCCGATTCGGTAACACAAGTCGGTGACGCCCTTTCCGCAGGAAATCTGAACGATCTTGAAGACAGAATCGAGGACGCCTTCGATGATGTCGATACCGCACTTGCCACCAAAGCCGATCAGACCGAGGTAACTAACTTAAATGACGCTTTGGATACCGAGGTGTCAACATCTTTCCATGCTAATGCAGAGGATGTTATTTCCTATGCCAATCTGTATGATAAGAATAGTAATGACAATATAAAAACTGGATATTACAACAGAAGTGGAAACCTTGTTACCTCGGCAGATGTTTGGTCTACACATAAGATTCCAGTTTTGTATGGTGAAACATACTACATCATTGATAAGGGTAGTGGGTTCGTAGTTCTCTATGATGAAAACGGAACTTATATCGGATATAAGGATTGTTCAGTAGATGGCGATACTGCGAAAGTAACAATCACGAATACATCTGCAAAATCTGCTCGATTTGTCTTTGGAAGTTACATGGCTTCCTATCTCTATGTTTTCAATAAGAATGTCAACAAAATAGATGGGTATACTGATTACTGTACCGAATTAATAAAGAAGTATGGATTCGTAGATGCCAAAGATTCGACGCTTGATAAAGAGTATGTGAATCTGTATGACCCAAACGCTGGAAATTCGTTGAATGGCTATCTGTCTAGGACGGGGGTTTTTACTTCAAGCGAAACTGTTGGACAGACAGATATGATTCGTGTTATCCCAGGTTTTAAATATAAGAACAACGCAACTGGCAGTTCTTTCATTTTATGGTTCAATGAAATTCACCAACGTCTAAGTTATTCGGAATATAATGAAGGCACATGGATTGAAGCCCCGCAGAACGCTAGATTTGCAAAATTTATCTTGCTAGTTTCACAGGTCAATGATTATGCGGTTTATTGCGAAAACATCTATGCGATGAACCCTACTGGTATAAGCAATTTCAATGGATTGAACGGAGTTGCTTTTGGAACTTCTCTAACGTATCGGTCACAGACAACTGGTGGCTATCTGCAATATCTGCCTGCTCTTTCAGGTATCACATTTGACAATCAAGGCTTGGGTTCGTCAACAATCCTTCCTCATGGTAGTGACCCCAATATGCTAAATAAGATAAAAACCTATGCCAATTATGCAAGTAAGCGTGTCTGCATATTAGAGGGTTTTGTCAACGATTGGGGATATAATTATGATAACCTTGGAACATGGACAGA